CCCGCCGGCCGCTGTCCGGGACAATCGCCCACATTGACCATTCACCGGTCCAGCCGCCCTTACCGAACCGGTACCGCAACGACGGGTGATTGATCAGGACACACGGCGGGTTGATGTCCCGTTCGTCGACCGCTACCCGGATACCCGCCGCCTCTAACCGTTCCGCGTACCGGGTCATCGCCTCGACCAGCCTGGTACTCACCCGACACCGGGCATCCGGGAGCGGCCGGTGCGCAGGAACCGGTCTAGTTCGGGGTCACCCGCCGCGGACGCGACACTGTCGGTGAAAGACTCGACCCCGGCCGGGGAGTTGCGGCGCCGCACCAGCTTTGCTGCGAGCATCACCGCACCCCGGTACGCGTCCGGGGTGCCGGCCGGGGTGCGGGTGTCGTCCCACGAATCGGGCCGGCACCGGGTGATTTCCGGTTCGGTGGCATCGATGCATTCCCCGATTAGCTGATCGTCGACGGTGTCGGTCAGCCGAATCTTTAGCTGATCCTTGACGTCATCGAGCTGTAACCATCCGACCGGCGCGGGGGCCGGCGTGGTCACGGGGTCGTGGTGACGTCCGCGACGATGACGCCGCGTGCATCGTTGACCATGATGGCGCAATACCCGAACAAACCGATGTCGACGCCACCGTTGGGGATGTTCACGGCCTGCACCCGGAACGGGTTACCCCGCGGTTCGTAGAACGTCACCGCACGCTTGTCCCCGCCAACGATGGTGTTGGGGTCGAGGTTCGGATCGACGAAGATGGACAACCCGCCTTGCGAGGATGACCCGTCGACGAGGTTGACCGATGCCGCGGCGCCCGTGGTCGAGGTCAGCCACCATGGCGCGTCGGCCGTCGACATGCCGGTGTAGTCGCCCCACACGTCCGCGGACACCCCGATGAACGACGGTGCCGCACCCACCTTAGACAGCTCCGCTGCGATGGCCTGCAAACCGGGGATGAACCCGGCGGCAACCACGGGGGTGCCCTCAGCCTGCAACGTGTCCGAAATGTATTCCTCTTGTTTCATGCCGTAGTCATAGGCCGCGGCCTGCAGAATGGCTGTCAGCAAACCACTATCGCCCAAATCGACGAAGATACGGTCAACGTCCCAACCACCCGCGTGCCGTACCGCGGTGGCCTCTGCCGGCCCGAACGTGACCGGCCCGGACGGAATCGGTGTCTTGTTACCGGCGTACGGGCCGACAACCGGCCGGGTGCCCCACTTCCACCCGTGGACTTTCATGCCGGTGAGGGTGCCGGCGGTGACCGCCGCGGCGTAGGGCCGGCGGGTGACAACCGGTGTCCACAACTCGTCGACCCATTGCGGACGAATCCATGCACCGTCGGAGGTGTCCGCGGCCGGCACGATGTCGGACAACGCCGCGTTGATGGCGTTGGCGTCCTGCGACCCGCCAATCATGGTCACAACGTGATCCATGGCCGCGGACAGCGACAGGCCGCGGGTGCCGTTGCGGGCCGGCCGGCGGGAGCCGAGCCCCGGTCCACGGGCCGGCCGCCCCGCAACCACGCTAGGGGGTAGCGGCGTGGGGGTCAGCGGGACGGCCGGCGGGTCAGATGGTACGGGGGGAGCGGTGGGGGTCACGGTGTCGTCCTCGTTTTCGTCGGTGTCGTCGTCGGTGTCGTCGTCGTCGGTGTCGTCGACGTCGGAATCTGCGGGTGGGGTATCGGATGCCGACGCCACGATCCGGGCGTCAGCGAACGCCGGAATCGATGTCAGGGCAACGGCCATCAAGTCGGCCGACGTCACGTTGCCGGCGTCGAGCACAACGTTGTCCAACTCGACCGACAACGCGTCCCGCACCCCCTCTGATGCCTCTAGGAGTGCGGTGTCCCCGTCGGGGGTGCCCGCGGCCCGGAACGTCATCGACAGGCCGGCCGGCCCGTCGGTGGCGGTCAGCGCGTACCCCACGGGGGTGCGCCGGCCATGCTCGGAAAACAGCTTGACCCGGCGTAGGTCAGCCGGCAGCGCGACAGCGCCAGCGCGCACGGTGACGGGGCCGGCGTTCGTGCGGCCTACCGTGCCGTACGGCAACGCGAGCCCCGAAATGACGCGGGAATCCGCGGCAAGGTTGGCAGTGACCGCGGGGACGGGGGTGATCAGTGTCAGTCTCAATGTGTCAATCCTCTGTCGGGGCGCCGGCCGCGGGCCGGTCCAGTGATGTAAGGGACTCGGTATCGAACGCGACCCGCTGACCGACCGGCACAACGTCATCCATCGACAGCCGGGCGCTAATCGCATCGTGGTAAAGCGAAAGCCCATAATCCAACCATTGGTCATTACGACCGGTCAACGTGGCATATTCGAGGGACGCGCCGGCCGTCGTCGCGTCGATCATGGCCGCGGGAATGGAAATGTCCCGGGCAACGTCGAGCGCGTACGCGTTCCGACCGTCAATCAACAATTCCCCGGAATCAATCGGGTGTGTTTTCATTTCGACCGCGGCATTGGTAAACAGGATGCCGTTATTGTCCTGCAATGCCTGCCGGGTGGCCGCAATCAATTCCCCGCGTTCCGCCGGGGTCAGCGTGATATCCGTGGTCTGATGTAATTCTATGCGAAATGGACGCCGGGCAATATCAATCGCGGACGTTTCCAACGCGGTCGCCCCGCGAATGGTGCGCTGACCGAAATTCAGGATTCCCTCATGCGGGCCGGGGAGATATACCACGCGTGATTCATCAATGGGTTGCCCGGCGGAATCGGTGAACCGGTACGCCGCCTCATGCTCGACGTAAACCCGGTCCCACCCATCCCACGGCACCCGCACCATGCATTTCGGTCGGCCGTCGGTGACGTACCGGTCGGTGATATACCACAACGATTCACCGTAGAAAATGTGATCGTCCACCGTCATCAACATTCGGTGCCACGGGGACTGTGCCTCGATACCGAACCGGTCGGCGGTTTCGACGTCCATGGCTCCCAGCTGCCCGTCGGTGCCTTGGCACCAGTACGGCAGCGGCTCGACCACGACGTCACCGCGGTACGCGTTGAGCGGGAGCCGGGCCGTGGTGCCGGCCGTGAGGTGCCGGGCCCGGGCGACGGCCGGCACCGCCATGGCCTCTGCCCGTGATGCCGGGTAGACGTCGGCGCCGAGAATGTCCGCCCACACCACGGCGTCGAGAGTGCTGGACGTCCAGCTCTGTACCTGCGGTTGCAACCGGGGCATCGATGACGCCATCCGCGCTGATTTCATGATCCCGAACACCGGGTAAACGAACCATGCCGCAACCGGTTTGGGAAGACTGTCGGGACGGCATGGGACGGTTCGGCACAATATGGGACGCAATGGGACGCACTCCCGGTTAAACCGGCTACCGAATCCGCACGCGGTGACGGTGATCACCGTCACCGCGGCGGGTGATTTGCTCGGTTTGTCACGTTCCGCGGCCTACCGTGCGGTGCACCGCGGTGACCTCCCGGCCATCCTGCTGGCCGGCCGGCTATACGTGCCGACAGCCGATGTCTACCGGTTGCTAGGCATCCCGCTGCCGGCGTCCCCGGCACCCCCCATAGTCGACCATTGACCGGGCATTCCCGGTCAATGTGTTAGGGTGGGGGCATGATGACGAAAACGCGTGGCGCTTGGAACGGTGACGACCCGCTCGGTTGGGAGTGTCTGACATGCAATGCCGGCTACGGGCAACCGTGCCGACTACCGTCCGGGAGATGGACCGACGTCCACCGCGACCGCACCACGACCGCGGCACTATGGGCCCGGTATTCCCTCGACCGACCCGGCTACGTGCCGGCCTATGCGAACGGGTGACCGGCTGATGTGTTCTGTCCGAATCCTGACCGACGACCGCATGCGGTACCGCGCGGAATGCGACGCGCACGAATGGCGGTCCCCGTGGATTACCGCGGGGCCGGCGTGGATTGATGGCCGGCCCCGGCCATCAACGGAACAACGCGCTAAAGCCATTCGCGCCGCGGACGCACATCTAAGGGGACGAAATGTCAACCTCGACCATTGACCGCAATTCACCATGGACGACCGCGGGTGCGGCATGGATACACACACTCGGTTTCATGTCCGCGTCGGACAACCCGGCGGTGCGCGCCGAACTCGTTGACGCGTTGTCGTCGGCCGCACTGTCTTACGGGGCCATGCCGGAACGGTGGGCAGAATCGTTCTATACCGCGCCGTTATGGGCGATGCCGCTACCGGGCGGTGACGGGCAGTGGTGACCGACCGGCCGCGGTTGCTGGACCTGTTCTGCTGTGCGGGCGGGTGTTCCGTTGGGTATCACCGGGCCGGGTTCGAGGTGACCGGGGTGGACTACGCACCGCAACCGGACTATCCGTACCGGTTCCACCGTGCCGACGCCCTGCGGTTCCCGTTGGCCGGGTTCGATGCCTACGCCGCATCCCCGCCGTGCAAGGTCCACACCGCGTTACGGCACACCGCTACCGCGTCCACCCTGTTCGACGTGCACACCGATCTGGTCGGCGCGATCCGGGAACGCCTGGCCGCGACCGGCCGCCCCTATGTGATCGAGAATGTCCCGGGCGCGCCCCTGCTCGATCCCGTCACCTACTGCGGTTCATCGTTCGGCCTGTCCGTCCGCCGGCACCGCCTGTTCGAATCCAACGTGCAGTTGGTCGCACCGCCCTGTGACCACGCCGCGCAACCGATGGTGCTCGGTGTGTACGGCACCGGCGGCCCGGACAACAGAGCGAACCGGCCCGGCGGTGGCGGGGTCAAGGTGTCCGGCCCGGCCGCGATCCACCCACCCGTGAAACCATTTAGACCCGGCAACGGTGCCCATGGTGGACAGCAACA